CGATGACCTGAGGATGCCAGTTGCCATAGAAATCCTCATAGCCTCTGAGAAGCTTGGAGAGGTCTTTTGTCAGGCCCGCGTATTCAAACATTTGGCAGAGGAAGGCTTCATCAAACCAGATGTTCTGACCGATGATGATAGGCTTACGACTCTTGGGGGTCTTTTCAGGAATCATGTCTTTCATCCATTTGAGAGCGTCCTGTGCGACCTGTTCGATGGCCACACCCTGAGAATAGAGCGTGTCCATTTTGATGGCCGAATATTCCAGGGCCTTCTCCTCATAGTCCATAGGAGTTTCCTGAGCGGCATCGTATTTGTTTTTCAACACCTTGCGCTTAGGAGCGGTGCCTTTGACTTCCTTACGATTGTAGGGATAGACATAGCGTGTAAAGACTCCCAGGGTCTCGAATGTGTCGAGACGAATAGCGCGAAGGGAAATCTGAGTGATTGCAGATGTTTGACTTTTTAGACCACCGGTCTCAAAGTCCAGCACAAACCCAACGAAGGGAATGTATTCTTGTTTAGGAGCTGCCATTATTGTAGATATTTTGCTATTGTTGTAATTGCGTAACGTAGAAATGTATTGAGGTCTCGGTCGTTGATAAGGGCAACGTCATAGTCATCGAACTGGACGCGCTCATTGTCTCGGTCTCTGCGCTGCTGATCAATGTCATCAGTGTTGGGTCGAGTAATGTAGATTGAGAAGACTTCATATTTCTCTCCCCATTTATCTTTCAGCTCGATTAATCCCTTCTCATCAATGACATACGTTGTGATAAGATTCTTGGCTACCTGCCTTTCTAAAGTCCAGTAATGATAACCGCCAAATTTAGTGTAAGCCAGCAGGCTTTCTGTAGCGGCCACACGCTCATATTCAGCTTCAGTAACGAACCAGTGCTCACGTCCGTTGACTTCTCCTGGGCGCATAGGGCGCGTTGTATAGGAACATACAGCCGGGATAGCCAGCTTGTCCTGAAGATACAGCGAGAGAGTGGTCTTGCCGCTTCCCGAAGCTCCTACCAATGCAATGATTATGGGTTTCTTTTTCATAAGATTTCCATTTTTGAATTGCGAGTGAACTGAAGATTGTTCTTGCCGGTGTAATCGGAATATTTCACGATGCCAGAGAACACGATGAGTTTGTTCTTAGCAGTAGTGAGGAAAGGACGGAATTTGTCGTATTCCTCCGGCCAGACCGTACATTCACAAAGGTCATTGTTCTGCTGAAGGGTGAGTTTGCAGAATGTCTCAGTGCGTCCGGTCTTTGTGCTCTTGAATTTCTTCTCTTCTGCTTCCACGACTGTAGCGGCTATCGAAGCCTTACGACCGTCGCTGTCATCGTCGGCCACTTCTTTCAGGCTGAGGTAAGGATAGCCCTTGACACTCGGCTTGATTTCAGAATTATCGAACAGTCTACGATAATCAACAGCGCCGATGCCCGATACCTTGATTTGTTGCTGACTCCAGAAATAGTGCTTGCCGATGAGGTCTGCCGGATATTCCTCCGGATTGATGTCGAAGCCAAGGTGTTCAGCAGCCTTCTCCAGTATTGCATAGCGTTCTACGACTGAGAGCGCATGTTCTACTTTATCAAAGCAACCGGCCAGAATGAGATTGCGGACGTGACGGGCATTGACAGGACAGCGCTGAGCCTCCTCTTCATTATCCGGATCATCCCAATACTCATACTTTTTTAGCTTGTATTTGAACACCCTGTCGATGAAATTGCAGATTCCTTCAAAGGGGCCGTTCTTTTCACGCTCAGCAATAATCCAATCAACAGCCTTAGTACCAAGCATCTTGATGCTGGAAAGAGACCAGAAGATTTCATCAGTGTTGAAGTCGGTGTAGAATGAGGCACCGCTATGATTGATGTCTGGTGCTACTACTTTGGCGTTGCTACAAGCCTCCATCTCACTCATCAAAGGCACGAGGTCATCATCATCGGCCCACTGAAGCGCAACTGTGTAGAAAGCTGTAGGATATTTGGCTTTCATGTATGCGCCACAATATGAAGTGACGGCGTAGGCTGTGGCATGACTTTTATTGAAGAGATACGAACCGCAAGCCTCAATCTGCTGCCAGATTGCTGTAGCGTCTTCATTGGGGCAACCATTTTTCTTGGCACCTTCCATGAATTTTTCCTTCATCGCCTGAATCTTCTCAGTCTTTTTCTTTGATATGAACTTTACCAGTTTCACACCATCGCCAAGGCTGAACCCGCCGACCTCACGGGCAATGAATACTACCTGTTCCTGATATGTAATGAGACCGAATGTGTCTTTGAGGGCGTTGTATGTACCCCACATATAGACCGGGGCCCTATCACCACGTTTGCAATCCACATAGTCAGTGGTTGAACCGTTTTCCAGAGTGGCAGGACGAAACAGCGCATTGGCGGCGATAAGGTCATTGATGCACGTCGGCTTCATTTCCTTGATGAACTTGGTCATACCGCGAGAAGACAGCTGAAAGACATTCTGAGTGTAACCGGCGCTGAGTAAGTCGTACACGCGAGGTTCATCGCAATTTCCAGTTGCAAGTTCTTCAAGAGTCAGGCCAGCATTGTATTCCTTGTTGCAGAGGTCCATAGTCTGCTGAAGTTTCGATAACTCCTTAGTAGCCAAGCAGTCATTCTTTAGAAGGCCACACTCATCGAGGTCATAGCCGGAGAACTCTGATACCAGCATATCGTCCACCTTTTTTACAGGGGTAAAGTCCCAGCAATCAGCGGGCTCTCCGTCCATATCACTGGGCGTCACAAGTAGAGCAGATGCGTGGACCGAACTTGAACGAGGCTGGAACATCAGTGTACGGATATTCTCGAACAGCATTGGGTAGTCTTCTACGAACTTGGCAATCTTTTTGTTAGTTGCCGCCAGTTTGAAGATTCCGGTATAGTCACACTTATCATCGTCAAAGATACTGGTGATGTAGTTAACGATGGAGGGCGGGATTCGCATTGTGCGGGCTACGTCCTTGATTGCAGCCTTTACTTTCAGGGTTGTTAGTGTACCGGCTGAGAATACGCGAGTGCGGCCATCGATGTTGTAGCGCTCCTCTATGTATTTTTTGACATCTTGACGTAGGTCTGATTGGTAATCAATATCTACATCCGGCCCTACGGCAGGGACCCACCGGGTCCCTGCAAATAGCCTCCATCGACGAAGCAATCGACAACCATTGTCGGCTTCGCACTTTTTATAGGTTTAACTTTTAATACTTTCATCGTATATATGTTCTGAAATGTACGATATTATTGATTGTTTGTTTTGATACGCCGTATAATTCGGCAATATCTTTCTGCATCACCCCACATTGCCACATACGTCTGGCTTCTGCTGCTTGATGATTAGTTAGTTTAGCACCTTTGTGTTTTTCGCCATAATCAACTTTCAGTCCAGTTATTCTGGAGTGATCGATATTTTGCTGATGGGTCACAACTTCCAAATTGCTCACAACATTATTGTGACGATTGCCATCCTTATGGTTTACTTCTAAGTCTGATTGTGGGTCCAGACCTAAGAAAGTTATGGCGATAAGTCGATGCAGTAAGAATTTGCTGGGTTGACCGTTTTGTGAGAGTTGAACACTGAAATAGTTACATGTTGTTCCTTGAAACGTAGATAACACACGGCCTTTATAAAAGCATAATCGGCCATCACAACGTTCTACGTATCGGTCAATGCTTCGGATACGGCCAAGGTTGCTTACTTGATAAGAACCTTCAAAGCCTGCTAAATCTCGCCATTCTTCGTTATCAATCATAGCTTGATTATTTCAGTATTTCTTGGGTTCTGGGACCGTAGTAATTGTCAGTGGCTTTGTAAGCCTTCTCGAAGGCAAGCAGTCCCTCATCTGTCAGAATCTGATTCTTTTTGATGAATGAATCGCAAGCTATCCCTTCCAGAGAGGTGCATCGACTGAGAGCTACATAGATTTGGCCGGGACAGAAAGCGCCTTTAGTATGGATTATGATATTGGGGAATTGAAGCCCCTGACTCTTATGGACTGTTATGGCCCATGCAAGCGTGAGTGGGAACTGAGTGCAAGTACCTTTGATTTCCTTTTCAACTTTACCATTCTTCAGTTTGTAATCACAGCACTCCCAGGAATATTTCTCGACTACTACTTCACAGCCATTGTCAAGCTCTACGAGAATTTTGTCATCCTGAATTTCAGTGATGACGCCCAGTGAGCCATTACAAAAGCCTTGGTCGCGATTGTTTACCAGTGTCATTACACGGGCGCCGACACGAATATCCAGTTTCTTGTCGCAAGGTGCGTGACCAATATTGAACTCTCCTTTGATTTCGGCTTCAAACGAATGAGTCGCTTCGCCCAACAGATTGTTGTTAATGCGCTCTACATCTTTACGATGAGTGCAAATGTGGATATGGTTGCTATTAAACTGCGAGCTGATGTACTTGTCGCGAAGTTCAGCCAGCGCCTCAATGTCTTCCGACGTTATATTATACACGCGGATATTATTGAGAATGTTGATGAATTTCGGGTCGGACTGTCTGAAGATATGATTAAGTTCGACAATGTTGAAGCCTTTCTGTTTGAAAGCTCTGGCATTGAAGAAATAATCACCCTCGTAGAAGTGGTCGAGGATTTCAGCGTCTTCACGCTTGATAACTGGCGGCAACTGGAAAAGGTCTCCGAACATGATTATCTGAACACCTCCAAAGGATTTGTCGTTACCGCGTACTTGTTTGAGGCGCCGGTCCACAAAGTCCATGACATCCGGACGCACCATGCTCACTTCGTCTATGATCAGAGCATCGATGCTGTTTAGGAGAAGGAATCTTTCTTTGGTCAGCACACCTTTAAGCGGCTCATCCGGACTCAGTGTACCGAGAGGGATTCTGAGAAGGCTGTGTAACGTCACGCCTCCAGCATTGATGGCGGCAATACCTGTCGATGCAGCAACCACAAACTTTTTGTCAAGGTTGCTGACGATGTGCTTCAGGAAAGTAGTCTTACCGGTGCCTGCCTTTCCTGTGATGAAGATGTGCTGGTCGGTCTGTTCTATCAGGTCGATAGCCCTCTGCATCTCGTCAGTGATTGTGATTTCATTCATGCTTATATTTCGTTGATTGTGAATAATTCGTCTTTGTTGTCGAAGAGAATGTCATCTCCTTCTTTCAGTTCATCGGCGTAGACTCGGATTGGTTCTTCACTCCCATCGCGTTTAACCAAGAGTTCCGCGTCGGCATCCAGAAGAATTTTTCGGCCATTTTCAACCTGAACTTCGATGAAGTTATTGCTTTCAATATCCTCACCGATAATGGTGGTGTCAGCTGAATAGAGTCCTGCACGTTCTGGGAGAAGGAATCGTTCAAAGATGAGATCATATTTTATGGGGTCTATTAAGGTGATGCCAAGGAGGTAGAGCAACAAAGAACCAGCAGCAGAGCCACGCCCACAACCTACCAGAATGTTGTTACGCTTGCACCAGTTGACTGTATCGTACTGGACCAGCAGATAATCTACATTATTGGTGGATTCGATAATATACTTTTCGTATTCCATCTGCTTTCGGTACTGCTCAATCTTGTCAGCAGGAGCCAATCTTTGAAGCCCCTCTTCGAGCAATTCATTGAACATATTGTGAGTGGTGCCGTATTTCTCAGCTTCCTCAGGAGTCATGTCATATTTAGGCATGAAGTTGCGATCAGTCTCAAACCGGGCCTCTGCTCCTTTGGCAATCTCAACAGTTGGTTCGCAACATTCCTGGAATATCTGTTCGACATCCCACTTTTCGGAATCAAACAACTGCTCAAAAATTGCAAAGTGTTCATCTGTATCTTTGAAATACTGGTCATCACTCTGCTCATGGGCGGCGCCTTCAGCGACCTTGTTCAGGATGATTTTGTTTTTAGCATTGTCCTTATCCAGATAGTAGCAATCTGAAATTAGGATAGGCTTCACATAATTCGACTTGCCGTAGATTTCAGAGAAATATGTTTTGACGGCTGTAAGGGCGCGAATGTCGATACGCTCAGCCTTATATTCTGACAGGTCAACCTGATAGAATACATTGTCGAAGGCAGCAAAGAAGTCATCCAGTTGTTTCTTATGACTGCACAGCCATTCTGCTGAAAGAACTCCAAACACAAACACATTCCCTTCGCCGAGTTTCAGAAGCTCTGAGATGTCAATGGTTTGGTCCGAACTATCGACCATGATAGTTTTTTGGATTCTGAGGAGGTTTCTAAGGCCCTGTTGTGTCTGGACGTACACTTTACCATCCACACTCTGTTCGCCGTCGTAGAAGGTCAGAGAATAGCCAAATACGGGGGTTATTCCAGCGGCGCCACAATCCTTCTGAAATTGGAATAGCGAAGCCATAGTATTCCGGTCGCATACACCGAGTGCTGAATGGCCCAGATACTTTGCTTTCTTAACCCATTCTTTCGGCATGAAACTACCGTTCAAAAGCTCAAAGGGCGTATGAACACCAAGATTGACAAAGGGTGTCTGATTCTTACACGGAACACGCTCACCTACAAATTTCAAAATATTCAGACTGAATGTGTCTTTGAGGTCCGTGTAATACCAGTTGTCTCCAAATTTGAAGACCACGTAATTGATTCCTTCAGCTGTTAATACGAAAGGCTCTTCAACACTGTTGAAAAGGAGATTTCCGTCAGCGTCCATTTTGAAGATTGAGTTAATCTGTTCAGTGTCCTCATAGAACAGTTTACCCATGCCGGGTATCTCAATAACTTCATCATCGAGAATTGTGTAGCGAATTTTATTCCGCTCTAACCATTCTTTCAGTTCGTCCATAATTATATTGTCTGTAGCTTAAATTCACGTAATGTCAGTAGGCCGGTATCGAAGCAATCGTACACATCCCAGAAATCCATTTCATCAAAGTCTTTACCGTTACCGGCGAGATGGCAAATGAATACGTCAAAATAATCTGAGAGGGTCTGTGCGGCCTTTATGGTTGCTTCTCTTGCATCAGAATCATATCCGACAACTATGG